AGCGTTAACTACCGCGCTACTTGTTGGCATTTGACTTGGAACTGCGTACTGAGTTGGGTCTTGTCTACCCATTGGATAGCCTTGATTTGCCACTGCAGCAATACCACCTTGAGCATAACGAGGTTGATATACCCTTGGTGTTGGAGTTGAAGGACGGAACTTGGTAGGGTCGTATTTAAATTTATTCAAAACACCATCGTATTCTTCTTCTTCAGGCATCTCATTAGGGGCCATTGCTGAACTTAATAAAGCACTACCACCGATACCTACCCCTGCTTTCTCCATAGGAGATAATGAGTTCCACCAGTCGCTAGTTTGAGTCATTAGGCCAGGTTGTGCAGTTGCACGGGCCGCATTAGCTACACCCATTTGTGCACCCGGTAGGTTAGCAGTTGATACTGCACCTTGTGGTACTGCGTTTGCAGCAAAGTTAGGGTAAGCACCTTGAGATACTGCGGTAGGAAGACCTTGTGTAGCTGCACCGGAGGAAATACCTTGCCCCGCTGCTGTAGAAATTCCACCAATAGGTGCTACTGTAGGAGCTGTCATAGCCGATTGAGCCGCCGATTGAGCCGCCGTCGCTGCTTCTGTCGCTGCTTGTGTACCGACACCTACACCTGTATCTATTGCTGTGTCTAGCGCAGCTGTGTTAGCTGCGCCTAAAAGTCCTTGCGCACCTGAAGTAAGACCTGCTGTACCCGCACCCATTAAGGCACCAGTAAGAACATCTTCGCCGGTTAACAACGCCGTACCGCCGCCAACTGCAGCGCCTATTAGCATGCCTTCTACGTTATAGCCGGGGTGACGGAGCAATCTGTTAAATTTATAGTTACCCATAATGCGATTCCTTGTTTATTTTACTGAATAATATCATCATTATTACGCCTATACAATATTAAACTACTGTTCCAGCAGCGTTTATCCAGTTAGTACCGTTCCACCAAATAGGTCTACCTATAGTAGTATCAAAATAGTACTGCCCTATCTGTAGCTTAACGAACGCCGTACTTATAGGCCTATCTGCTGTCACTCCCGAATCAGGTATTGTAAGTGCCTGCGTTATGTTATCTAACTGCCCAAAGTAAAGCCGAAACGCGTTGTTTAATTGGTCTTGGTATTGCTGAGCATACTCCACCGGAGCAATAGGTAAGTTGGGTGCTTTTGGCGGAATTAACTGCGTATTTTTTAACGGAGTATTGTATGCCATTATCTACGCCCATCTGGTCTAATATCAATACGGGGCATACCTAGTTGCCATGATACACCTAGCCCATCTGACTCAATCCTAAATGCCATCTGACGACCCCGAATGCGAGTGTACACTTGACCTGTAAATTCTTGTACATTATATACCTGAGTTGTACTAAAGTTATCCGCACTTCGTACTAGAGGGTTATTAGCCGCACCGTAAGGTGAACCTGAGTTTTGGCGAGGCTTAACAGTCATGGTTACAGACGGCTGGTTTATATTAGAACCATTAAAGTTTATATCTGGTAGTATGCGCCACACGAAGCCAAAGTTATGTCCATCCCCGATATCAAAGTCAGAAGACTGTACATACGCAGTAATAGGTAGAGTAGTTTCACCAGCGTTATCATCAACTGAAGACTCATGGTAAAGAACACGGTTATTATAATCCGCTGCCATAGGATACTGACGAATGCCTGAATCTAACCAAGCACTGCGCGCCATAGAGCCATAGTACCAAACTCGGTCAACATAGTTATAGATTACATACTTGTCGATTGTAGTTCCGTTACCAGAGTCACTTACATAGAACCACCAGACTTCGTTGTATCCCTCATTACCCCCAGCAAATACCTGGAATGATTGGTCTTTATTAATGTCATTAAAAACATACTGACGCAATGCGCATGGTAAAGTTTCCACACGACCAGAATACATGTAAAACTTGTCACCACCCATCCAGTACGTTACATTGTTTACAGTTATCATTGCGTTAGGAGACATGATAGAAATATTATCCATTAAGATATTAAATCCCCACACATATGGAGCACCTAAATACTGCATAGAATAAATAGCAGAGTCAGTCCATATTAAAATTTCTTGTCGAGTAGCCCGAGAGCCCACGATAAAAGAGCCATTAGTTAAAGCAAATTCACCAGACTGATTTGTAATAGCTGGGACCCACTCGTATGGATTAAGCTGGTCTGACCACCGAACAAGCATTGGGTTGAAGTCTGTGTCAGGTGTGCCAGATACATAAGGGTTAGCACCCATAGCAATAACAAATTTCTGAATAGCTGAGGACACAATCTGGTTAGTTGTATTGGGGACATAATCACCAGAAAAACCCGCATTAGTTGAGAGAGTATTTAGTGACTCTGCTCTAGTTGTAACACCATCTGAGGCTTTCCAGTAGTATATACCGCCTCCACGAGGTGCAATAACAAGGTCTTGACCAAAGTTATCATTAGACCATAAGCGCAATTGTTGACCTATACCTGATGTATATGAAGACCCCCAAGTACCTCGACTCCAAGGACCTGCACCCCAACCAGTACCAACAGTAAATACGTTTAGCCCAATAGGTACTTCATAAGATGCAACGGTAGAAGCGCCACCATCCCCAACGTCTGAACCATTAGCTAGTACAGGAAGTCCAGTTGATGCGCTTCGTGCTAAGATTGTATATGTGGTAGTTGATGGTACTGTAAGCACTTCATATTCTTGGTTTAATACCGCAGCGGTGATGTTTCCACCTAATGATACAGCTGCACTAAATACAACAAAGTCTCCTACTGAAGGATTATATGTACCGTCAGTTACCGTAAGTGTACTTGAACCTGTAGTAGCCGCGAATGTAGCATCACCAGCCGCACCGATTGTACTGTATGGGGTAATATCAAAGTATTGACTCCCTTTTTCGATGTAATACTTAATGTTAGTGCCAACACCTAGATAATTAGAACTATCAAGTGCCTGCCAATTCCATAAAGAACGAGCAACACCTAGATAAGTGCTATTTGATAAGCGAGACCAGCCACCAATCTTTTCAGGGAAACCAGAACGAAAACGAATCTTGTCGCCGTCGTACCAACCGCCTTCATTGGCATAGTCTGTACCTTCGCGGTTTAATCCTGGTCTAAATTCTAGTTTCTGTAATGGCATTTTATTCTTTCCTGAACAGTGCTGCTTCGTCTTTGCGGCGGTTGTCTAATCCTTTCAAGACCTTACCACCGGCTTTATTATACTTGAGAAGACTCGCAATAGCACCCTCTTTGTCGCCGCGATTAAGCGCTTGCCGGAGGGTTGACCGCTGCAATACACCAAGACCGAGATTAAAAGAAAAAGATACAAGAGCGTCAAATTCATTTTGTCTAAGCGGAACAGTGATGTATTTGTTAACCCCTCGTTCAAATCGTGCGACATCCTTAGCCAATATGTCATATACCTCGTCCAAAGTAAAAGTTTTATTCCATGAGTCAGGCAGCGTTTTACCATCACCAATCAAATGCCCAACGCCCACCGTCCACAAACCAGCAGGGCATTTATATGGCTTTTGCCTGACCCCCTCGTGGTGAGCCAGCATTTTAAGGCATTCTTTACTAGCTTTCATTACTTCTTATTCCAACCATCACGACCGTAGTAAAAGCCCACTATGGTAAAGGTAATAGCCATTTCATCAGCACTAAATACTAATTCAAGCGCGGTGTTAAAATCCACACCTGTTTTCATCGCCCAAAACAAAGACACTAAGTTAATTACTAACAGCTCACCCACAAATATAAAAGCAATGGCAGGGCGAACTATAGCATTAAAGTTAACAACCCATTGAGATGCTTTAGATACAATTGCTGTATCGTGTGCATGTAGGGCTTCTGTCTCACGGATTTGTGCATCGACAATAGCGCTTTCGTATTCAATAGCGGCAATCTTTTCTTGTGATGCAAAGCCAGCTTGAGCCATAGCAAGTTCGCGTTCGTTCTGTAAGCGAGCCATAGTTAGTTCATGCTTTTGGTCGCCCTTTTGTTGGAAGAAACTTAAGACGCTTGGTAGACCTGCTGTAGCAAAGCCCATTAAACCTGATAGTATTGATAACATAATTAATTTCCTAGTGGGTTAGAAGTGGCACGTTTAAGTGCTTTAAGTTGTGATTCAATGCCTTCTCTGGTAGCTTTCATTTCTTCACGCACACCTAGTAAAGACGCCGCTGTTTCACGCACGTTACCGTTAGTGATAGCCTTAGCCTCATTAGCCGTTCCGATAGCGTTGGATACCTTCTCCTGCATCGATACAAGCTGGTTAGATGTAGTAACCATAGAGTCTTTTACTACGTTTACTGAAGCTTGCTGTGCAGATAACTGCACTTTTAATGCGTTTACTTCTGCTCTTAGCTCAGCATCGTCATATGG